TTACAGCACTTTAACCCATTCACTGCCACGATTGTCCTGGTATTTAGCCGTCATCATGGCAGATTTATGACCCAACAGGCGCTGAGCGAACTCACCACCTTTTTCATCGGTATACAGCCTGGCTGCAAGGCTCCTGATTTCGTGAAAACTTGGTGGGTTGTTTCCCCAGTTAATTGAGGTGGCTTCCCTGGCTTTCACGAACCCTCTGGAAACGGTTGTGGCCGTTATTTCTTTCCTGAAAGATGAAGCTATTAGGTTATCACATCCGCCATATACGGAATAACATTTCTTAATCACATCTTCCAGTGATACACCAAGGCATTCAAGCGATACCGTCATGTCTATAGCAAGTTTATTCCCTGATTTTTGTTGCTGAACCCATAGCATCCCTTCTTTGATGTCAGTCCATTTCATTTTGCATATATCACTGATTCTCTGACCTGTCAGTAGTGCCAGCTCCATACTCAGCGGCATCCATGGCTGAAATGTTTTGGCAGATTCCAGTATTTTCAGATAGTCATTAAATGATAGTCGTGAACGTTTAACTTCGGTTCGTGGGTTTCTGGTGGGCTCCACAGGGTTAAATGATATGTGGCCTTCGGCAATGGCCTCTCTGAATATATCCAGCAAAGATATTCTTATTAATTTTGCAGTTGTATTTTTACCTCTTTCTGTATATGAGGAAATGACAGTTGCTATATCTTTAGTTGTGATTTTATCAATAGGAATATTATCTATGATTGATTTTATCGTTCTGATTTTATTTTCATACTCTCTGATTGATTTTGGTTTTAATCCACGAGACAAAATAATTTTATTATAATGCCCCAACCAGTCATGAAATAAAATGACATCCGAATTCGCTATTCTTTCAGCTAATTTCACGTATTTCATATCCATTAATTGCATGTTGGCGTCTATTGCCTGATTTACTGCGTCTCGCTTGATTCTTCCAAGGCCGTATTCTTTACCCGTCCTTGGGTCTCTGTAACTGTAGTATCCGTTATTTCGGACATATAGGTTTGGTGGCAGGTCTCGTCTTTCCCTGTTTCGCTTCCTTGCCATTGTTTATTCTCTCGATCAGGTTACTACTTCTCTCATGTCCGGGAGTTCCATTGTGCTTAACGGCATCGTCTTGCACTAAATATCTGTACCCATCAAACAATGGTGGCGGCCATATCTGACCATTTCTCACCCACCGCCTGACGGTCTCCATATTTCTTGGAACTGGCAATCTGCTGTTCCATTCTTCAAGGGTCAGCATCCTTCATCTCCTTCTGTAACATACGCACGTAATATCCGAGCACTCTCTTTGCCGGAAAGCACAGGTGATTAAGTGGTTTAAATTTCGGTGTGTATTTGTCGAGTATTGCGGTGTGTTGTTCGTCTGATGTGTACTTCATTAATTCAGTCAGGCAATTCCTTGCTATTCGTCTGCGTCCGTTCTCTGCTTCCTGTGGTGTCATAACTTAACGCTTCCGTCCACCTGATCCCCGTACACATCCCATTCACCGTATTTCTCCCTGGCAAACAGCTCAATGCGCGGAACATCACCATATAACTCTTCCAGGCGGTGATGTACTTCCTTCGGTTTCTCGCTGTGCTCACCGAGGCAGGAATACACTATCTGCCTGACGCTGGCCGACCGGCGCTCAAGTCCCCGTCCTCTGGTAGCAATCAGGCATGCCTCTGCATTAGCGCGGGTATAGTTGCCGCCATTGATCCGCGTCTCTTCGTTCAATAACTCCATGAAATCAAAGAAATCCTCCGGCGGATGTTTATCTATCCGATCCCCTGCGTTTTTGTTCAACTTCACCCACACGAACCCGAAGCCGGTCCGTACTTTAAATCCCCACGCTTCAGCCAGTTCGTAAGCCTCGCGGACAAAGTTACCCGTGTACCACATGCAGAGTACGGAGTTATCGGAGGCTATTTTTTCGATGGGTAAGCGGGTGAGGGAATAAAAATCGGTGGTGTTGTAGTGATTATCTGCTGCGCCATTGGATATTTTGTTGCTATATTGCCAGGCTGGGTCTGCGAGTATTAATTTATATTTTTTCACGTTAACCTCATTGATAAAGCCGCAATCCTTTTGTTAATTTGTTTTGGAATACTCCGTTATTCATGTCAGGCATAAGTAACTCTTGTATGACCTCACCTGTATCGACATCATATAAATCGCTATCGGTCAGGTTATTAATGACAAAGGTTTCTTTTTCACTCTGCGAGTATTGGTTAAATACTTTGGCTAATTTCTTGGGTGTTCTGTATTGCGGTTCAGTCCCGATTAACTTTGCAGCAGCATAATTATGATGACCATTACATAACAGGGTGTATTGCTTGCCACGCAGAATGACCGGAATGATGTCAACAATAAAAACCTTAAATCGCAGTGCTTTATCCATAACGATATTATCGTCAAGATAGCGCTGGCTACTGATTAATCTGCCTTGTATTTTCACGAACCACCTCTGCGCACACTAATTCAACATTCCGCACAGTCATTATCTGCACTGCGCGGCTCTCACATTCTTCGAGCGTATAAATATCATCGGTAACAGGCACGGCAGAACCGTGCATTACCAGTAAATGGAAGTAATCAAAAATTGACATGAAATATATCATTAAGTGATTACGCATATAGTGAATTTTGATTCACATCATAAATAGTATGTCTGCCTATATTTTCGGGTGGACAAAAAGTAACAACCAGTCATAATTATTTGATTGTTATCACAATTATGAACATGAAATGATTAACCCACTTGAAGATTGTAAAAAAACAAAAGCTGTAGTCCCATTTTTTAAATTTGGTGCTTGCATTAAATCTATTTTTCACATTCTGATGGTGGTTATGATTGTCATCGTTATTTCGCCTGTCGCTATTTCCATAATGATTTAAACTATGTGTAAAATGCAGCATACGCATTATCCATCACCCCTCCTGAATCTGCTTGAATTCACCGGCCGTTTTTTTAAGCCATGAATACAGCGCAGCATAAAGTCGGTCTTGTTCTTCCGTTGGCATTTCATTTTGTCCGTAATGGGAAAACACAATTGAATCGCACACCTGAAATAGAAAGTCCTCGCTTGAGCTTAAAATTGCTGCCTGAATATCTTCGTCTGTGATTTTCATATTCATTCCTCATCGATAAACTATTTCCGCCCATTAACCGGCTGATAGTTAAAATGCCAGAACAGAAATTCACGACCGCGTTTCGTCAGCCGTAGCTTCTCTGTGGTCAGCCCCATATTTATCAGTATGCACTGCGTGGTATATCCGTTGTGATATCCAACCATGGCATTCAGGCACCCTTTGTCAACGATGTCACGATAGTTGATGTGGCTGTAGTTTGTCACTTCAGAATGCTTAGCGATATACTCATCCGTGATATCTGCTATTAAGTCGATTGGCCGCGACATATTCATTCCTCTGTTATCAGCATCCCTCTATTACGCTTCATCCTGAAACGGTGGGGTTATTAAAACGGAATGTCGTCGTCAAAATCCATTGGCGGATCATTCTGTGCTGGTGGTTGCTGTGTCCGTTGCTGTTGCTTCTGGCTTCCCGCCTGATTGCCGCTGAAATCCAACTGGTTCACGATAATCACCGGTGCTGATCGTTTATTGCCATCCTGACCTGTCCATTCCTCCGTGATGAACTCGCCAGTAACCGTCACCTTCATTCCTTTTTTCAGGTGTTCCGGTAATTTTTCGGCTTTTGCGCCGAACATTTTGCAGATAACCCACGATGTCTTTTCGTGCTCGCCATATCCCTGTTTAACCGGCAGGCTGAACGATGCAACGGCTTTCCCTGCTGGAGTCCATCGTTGCACACAATCCTTTCCGATATTGCCGCTTACAGTAATCACGTTAATTGCCATTTATGCCGCCTGTTTAAGTTCGTTGATCCTGATGCCGGTGAGTCGTTTACACTCATCCTGCTTGTCGCTGCCGTTCAGCATTTGCCACACTTTCCTGTATTCAGCCTCAATCGTCTTTGTGTCACTTGTGACATTAAGAAATTCGGTATAGTCACTCAGAATCTGCGTGTGGCTGCGCGGGGCAACATCGTGAACCTCTGCGTCAGCATCAATTGCAGTTTCTTCGGTGGGAATACAGAACGCTTGGAAGGCTGCGTATTTATAGGCGATTGACATTGCTTTGTTGGTTGCCTTGTCCCCGCTATCCATAGCTTCACCAAAGGTGGTCACTGTGTGTTTGCTGCCGTCTTCCGTGGCAATAAAATCAAACTCAGCTTTCACCACGACATAAAATAAGGTGCCGCCTTTTTGTGTCTGTCGCTCCGTGACAGAACGCTCCATAATGCGAGGAAGGATAATCAGGCCATGCTTAACCAGCGCTGGGGCAAGGGCGTTATATACAGCGTCGATACCCCTGAACATAAACCCCTGTTGTGAATTCCTGCTCCCTTTTTTGATGCCTGTCTCAGCCAATTCCTTGGCTACGGCACTTATTGCCTTATAGACTTCAGACATGATTAATCTCCCAATCTCTGGCCGAGGCGTGATTCAGTACGCCCGCCGCCGTAATAATCGACACCATCGACACCGGTAGCTTTTCCATGTTTAGTTTTCCATTCTCTCCACACCTTAGCTTCAGCTGCATTCCGTGCTGCTTTGATGTTTTCAGGTAGAGGAGGATAGCGGAGGGCGGTGATACGACTGATGTTGTAAAGTGTCTCGGCAATCCGTTGCTCTGACAGTGATGGTTCCCCGGTTGGCTTTCCCCGCCGTTGCAAATCCATTTGCTCAATTGCTGATTTCAGGGCGCGTTGATAATTTTCCTCATACGTCCCGCCGGATCCTGCGCATTTCCCTATGCGACGTGGATATTCCATCATGTGAATTCTCCGCTTAAAAATTCTGTCGGTACCCGTCCGTTTGGCAATCCGACACTTTCACGAAACCAGTAAGCATCCCTTTCTTCCTGTTCGCGCTTCCTGCGCTGTTCGGCAATCCGTTGCCGCTCTTCCTGAGCATCCTGTACCGTGTATGCGTTCATGCCGGTAGCCTCATTCTGCACTGATGGAGAATGCGGCTTGTTTTGGCGTTCTCCCTGCGCCAACGCCACTCCGATACAATCTGCTCGATCTGCTTTTCATCCATGTCAGCCTGATTGAACAACTCAATAACCTGTTCTTTGGCGTGTTTTTGTTTTGCAGTCATCAGCGACATATCTTTCTCCCGTAAGCTCTCATCTGTAATTGGTTAGCCAGATCCCAAATACGGGATTTTCCGGTGGAAATTGCTACCCTTGCCGCACATCGGGCAAGGCGTAAAAATGGCATAGAGATGCACGCCACGTCAGAACCGCACGCAGCGCGACAAGGTTTAGTTTTCATGTTGTTTACCTGCTGATATCCCGAGGTGGGATAGAGGGGGTTACTTTTGTGTGAAAGAGATCAGGGCGGAATGGTGGGCTTCTGCCGCTTCTCTGGTTAGGTGAATGCGTCCTTGTTTAAGTAGATTTTCGTCATCTTCATCGTCGCACCAGCGTTGATAATCAATACCATCGAGACCCACAACACAGTAACCCGTTCCATACTCCAGTGGCTCCTGCACCGGTCCAGGAACCTGATGCCCGTTAATGTCTATGTAACGGGGTTTAAGACGGTATTCTCTGTTTGGAGAGAATGCAAAATCTCCAGAAGAGAAGGTTATCCAGACTGAACCATCCTTAACCTGAAAATTCCTCCACCACTCTTTATCCGTCTTTGCTATCTCTGCTGCCTTAGCCATCAGGTCTGCATGTGGGTGTCCTGACATTGTTTTTTTCTCCTTTATCTCTGTTATTTGCAGGTCTTGAATATCGGCTTTGCCAATCAGTACACCAAACAGATACATGTGTGCTGTACAGTCGGTCTCATCCTCGGCCTCGATATCCTTTTCCCATGGTTTTCCGTTCCATTTACACGTCACTTTAAACATCGGCATATATTTCCTCCTGTACACTTCCCTGTGCTACGTGATGTCCGAATAGTTATCCCCGCGCGGGGTGCTAGCCATTCAACCTAACGTCCCTAGGCTCTGGGGCGAAGTGCCTGCTTTTAACCACATCAGGCGAGGTGGTTCTCGTGTACCCCTACAGCGAGAAATCGGCTATAATCTGCTCACCCCTACAGATAAGAGATTACATAGCCTATGAACAACTCATGGTGGCAGGAGTTTGTTAAGTTTTTCCTGCGAGGAATTACGCTTAATAGGTTGGTTTATATGGTTTTTATCTTGATACTGTTGGTTATATTTACACCAGACAAAGCCAAGGAAGCAGTTAATGCCCATAATCCAGAGGTGCTTCCGGATTACTGGATGTATTACATATTACTATTTTGCTGTAGTTATATTATTTCAGCAGCAGCAGGATCAACGATTGAGTTTTTAAAGAAAAGAGTAGTGTCATTCGTAGCTTATCAAAGAGATAAAAATGAAAGAGATAACATATTCGCTTCTCTTTCAAGCGATGAATTTGACTTTATCTATCTATTCTTTGAACGAGGCGAACCGTTATCTGATTTCAATAGAAACTCACCTGCAATAAATAAACTTGTAAGTAAGAAGATATTTAATTTTTGGATGCCAAATGCATACAATAAAAATCTTGCCACCTATAGCTTAAATACAAAATATAAAGCTATGTTTTATGACTGGTATTTAAAGAAAAAAGCTCTAGAGTAAGTATCTGCGCTCATACAACCCAGCAGGTTATGCTCTGGCCGTGATACCAAATTCTGTTTTTGGTTTTGAATTATATCGCTTAGTTGAATACAGGGCAGTAGTGTTTAAGCAGCAGTTATCCGGTGAATCGTAAATCGGGGTACTGCATGCTGATGTGGCTTTTTCTACCCGGTTCATTGGACTTTTGTCCGGTTCAGTTCTGAATATTTCCTCCAACTTCATTTTTACATTTTTGGTGGCAATCGCTTCAGCCTTTCTCCTGGCGTGACGCCTGTTTGCTGAGTTGCCACGTAAAAATTCAGGCTTGCGTGATTTTTTCACTATGATTATTGCCATATTTCCTCCAAACAGTCGGCTTTGGTGATTGGTACAATCATGCTTTGCTTCAATCCCGAAACCTTCTGAGAAGGTTGACGCTTTATCAGCGTCACCGTTCTGACAGCCAATGCACAGCTCGCTATCATCGTTTTTAAAGAGCGCCAACGTGCTGTGTTCCGTTGATGGATATGATAATATGCATTTGACGCAAATGCGTCAAGCGCATATTTAGGCTTGGGTAATGTTAGATAAGATTTAATATACTTATATTGTTGATTTTATTAATGATTTATCTTTTTTAAAATCGTCAAAATCTGGCGTAGATCACATGAGGGGAACAAAAAATATACAATTATTTTCTGTCCAAGCGCTGCTGCGGATGTTATTGTTGAATAAATATACAGAGGTGATGAATGAGTGACGAACGAGAACTGATTTACAGTGAAGTATGCAGAGTAACAGGCAGAGCGGCTATTATGTTACTGGATTCACGGCAGATGATAACGAAAGGAAATATCAGGCAATTGCTGTACTCCCATAAAGAACAAGAAATAGACAGATTTATGAATGAGGTCTATGAGGTTGCTATCGACCTGATGAGCGATAACTGATACAAAAAAGCTCTCGCGGGGAGGGCTGGGGTTATGCTGCCCTTCACCTATGCGTTCACCGCCAGGATAGCCCTGCCAACTTTTATCACTGTCATATCCTTATTATGTATTTCTACACCTACCACCTTACTCTAAAATATGTCATCAGGCTGTCAGCCAAAGAATCGATGATTTGCATCTTCATCAATAATTTTTATTGCGTCAGAAAAACTGCCTATCATTCGGCCGTCGTAGTGTCGCCATTCATTATTATCAGTAGACCAGAACAGGGACCACGAGTTGCTGTTCCTGTTGTTTGTTATTTTGGCCAGCATTTCTTCTGCACGCCCGGTACTCCAGGACAGTTGTCTAACCTCGAAAATGATTACGCTATCGTCTTCAATACGATACTGAAGGTCATGTTCATCTCGGATATGCTTTGGTGGACGACGCTTTTCCATGAAATAGTTCATACATTGTTTAATTTGTACGACTTCAGTGTCATTGAATGCCATAGTTTGTCCTTAGAACTCGTTTGATTATCAGTACTGGCTTATGATTGTTCGCACTTATCGATAAACTTAGTCGGCTTTACAATCGCTGCCACATAATGCATTTTTTCCACTTCACGTGGATCAACTGTGATTGGCGGGTGAGTATTGTTGACGCTGGTGAATTGGTAACTACCATCTCTGGTTTTATTCAGTATTTTTACCATATTCTTACCTTCAACAGTGCGCACAAAGACCTCATCGCCGGATCTGACTACTGTGTTGGGCTCAACAACCACATACTCACCTGACTGAATCCTGGGCCACATACTGTCACCTTTAACTTTGAGGGCATAAGCGTCCTTATCATCGCTGTAAATTTGAACCCATCCCTCAAGGGCCTCTATCATATCCACTGCGCCATCAATCCCCAGGAATGCTTCCCCAACTACTTTAACCATGCCATTGGGGACGAATCCAACAAACTCAACATTATCATCTTGTTGCTGTGTAGTGGTATCGGAGAATAGGTCGGCTACCGTGACACCAAGAGCAGCCGCAATTTTTGTTAATGTGCTCTCGGAGTAGCCTTGGATATTCCTTTCAAGGCGAGAGATATTCCCCACGTCGCTATCAATAGCAGTGGCTAATTGCAGGATTGTTAATCCCTTCTGTTTTCTGAGAGCTCTAATTTTTGTTCCTATTTTCATATTATCATTCAACTTTATTTATGCGTCTCACACAAAGCGTATTGCGCATATCAAAGTATATGGTAATATGCGTATGGCGCATTCAAGGTGGAGTGAGATATGCAAATAACGCCTTTAAGGAAAATTCGTTTGGAAAAGCAATTAACAATTGCAGAGGTGGCGGCCGCAATTAACTACGATGTCGGGAACCTCAGTCGTTTGGAGCGTGGCGCTCAGACGGCATCACTTGAGATTGCTGAAAAATTGGTGAAATTTTACGAAAAAAAAATCACTGAAATGCAGATTTTGTATCCGCAGAGGTATATGTAGTTACCCTGGTTCTTTAACAATCGCAGAGCTGTTAACTGCTACGGAGTCACTGATAAGGTGACGATTTACATATAAAACTACCTCACAGGATGTGAGCTACGGACTATCTATACCAAAAGGAATTTACATTATGGAAAATGCAAATCCACGCAAATCGTTCAACCGGTTTGTGTCAAATCATCTGATGACAACCGCTCATCAGGCAATCAGAAACACCACACAGACGGTCGTTGCAAAACTACTCGGTGTTCACGATTCAACAATCCTGCGCAGAACAGAAAAGTTACCGGAGATATGCGAGACATTGGCCGCAGCCGGTATCAGGGATTTTGTTTTGCCTGGCGAAAGAAAAATCAGTGAGGAGGAGTATCGGTTTCTGTGGAAGCAGATTGGTGAACTCTCTCAGATGAGAATCAAAGAAAATGCCCCGACTGTTGGAGCAGCAGAGGCGCATTAAGAAAAGCACTTAATATTTATACTGTATCAATAGCCAGTGTTGTTGAAAAGAGGGAAACATAAAGTTTCCCTTTTTTGATACAGCAATTAACGGAGTAATTATACATGAAAGTAATTACAAAACAAAGATATGGAGGTCGCTATGAATACAGCGGAAGTGTATGAATTCCCTGTTAAGCAGGAGCAACCACGAGTGGCAGACCTGGACGATGGTTACACTAAACTCGCCAACGAACTGCTGGAGTCTCTTTCATGCTGCAATCTGACAGCCAGACAGTTCCGGGTAATGTTGGCACTGATCAGAAAAACATACGGGTTCGGGAAGAAAAATGACCGGATAGCAGATTCTCAGCTGTCAGAAATTACCGGCCTGTCCCGTCAGAACGTTAACAAGGCAAAGAACGAATTAATTTCAATGAATTACATCGTGAAAGATGGCAATAAGATTGGGGTTAACAAGGAGGTTTCGGCGTGGAAAAATCAACTTAGAGACACTGTCTCTAATCTGGAGACAAAAAAAGTCTCTAAGTTAGAGACAAATGATGTCTCTGGTTTGGAGACACACAAAAGAAATACTTTAAAGAAAAAGAAAATATATATACCCCTATATCCCCTAAACCTGAAAAACCGGCAAAGCCAGAACCCTTTGATGCAAATGCACACCCGCTGCCTGACTGGTTGAGCCGTGATACCTGGGTGAACTGGGTTACCTACCGGAAAGATCTGAAAAAACCGATCAAGACAAAACAGACACTAAACGGGCTGATATCCAGGCTGACTAAATTTTACGAGGCAGGGTATACACCTGAGAGCGTAATCGACGAATCGATATCAAACGGCTGGACTGGCTTGTTTATGCCGAAATCACCACCAACACGGCCGCGCATTGTCCGGCCTAAGCGTGTTCAGCAATTCATACCGGAGGACTTCTGATGGCAACAGCAGCACAGACTCTGGCGAGGTTTAACCGCATGAAGCCGGAGCACATCAAGCCAAAATTCACGAATGCCGCTGAGCTGATGGCGTGGCAGCGTGAGCAGGGCGCTATCGATGCGAAACGGATTGCTGACGAAAACCGTGTGGCTCGACTGCATAAAATCATGGGGCGTTCCGGTATCAGCCCGTTACACCAGGAATGCACGTTTGAGAACTATCTGGCGACAACGCCGGAGCAACAGCGGGCACTCAGTAAATCACAGCAGTACGCAGCTGAGTTTGGTAAATCATTTGGCGGCTTTATTTTCAGCGGCAACCCCGGTACCGGTAAAAACCATCTGGCAGCGGCTATCGGCAACCAGATAATCCGGAACGGGAAAAGCATTCTGATTGCCACTCTGCCAGACCTGATGATGCGTGTCCGTGAAACATACCAGAAGGGGGCGAAAACTACGGAGCCGCAGCTGATCAGCGACCTGTGCGAAGTGGATTTACTGGTGCTGGATGATGTCGGCGTACAGCGTAATAACCTGAACGAAGAACTGATTATTTTTCAGGTGGTAGACCGCCGGTTATCGAATAAAAAACCGGTAGGTGTGCTGACCAATCTCAATTTTGACGAACTGGCAAAAGCATTGGGTGACCGAGTTATTGACCGCCTGAGAATGGGGTCACCGACCGTTATCAATTTCACCTGGGAAAGTTTCCGCAGGCAGGTTAAGTAGCGTCATAACCCAGGACAGAAGACTTTTTGAAATGATTGGAGCGGCCAGCGGGAATCGAACCCGCATCTTCAGCTTGGAAGGCTGAGGTAATAGCCATTATACGATGACCGCAATGGTGGGTCGTGGGAGGCTCGAACTCCCGACCAATTGATTAAGAGTCAACTGCTCTACCGGCTGAGCTAACGACCCGAAGAAATTAAAATACACCCGTAAGAAACTAACGGCAACCGATAACCTCAGGAGGCTGAATGCAAAAACAGACATTCCTTCTCAGGAATATACAGATACTCAGAAATCTCAAGGCAGAGCTTGACAATCTCCCGCTTAACGAAGAATTCCCCCTCGAAGTAAAAATATCCGATCCGAAGCGAACCCTTCCCCAAAATGACATGTTTCATGCGCTGTGCGGCAACGTAGCAGAGCAGGGCATTGTATGGGCTGGCAATACGTGGGGATTGCAGGACTGGAAATGTATTTTCGTATCCGGACATGCAAAGGCTACCGGCCGTGACGGGACGCTTATTCCGGGACTTGAGGGAGAGATTGTGCCGCTGGCAAGAGAAAGTACCGCAAACATGAGTAAGAAGCGCATGACAAGCTTAATCGAATATTCGCAGGCGTGGGCTATAGGTGAAGGTATAAAACCCCGCGCCGCGCGATACAGGTTTAATCATTACGGACATCAGGAATAGGAGCAGGACGTATGAAAGAACCGCACATACACCAACTTCTCACCAATGACGAAGCCGATAAGCTCTGCATTTACTACAGGCGTAAGGGGTATAACCCGGTGAAGTCACTGAATATCAATCCTCAGTATTTCGACGTCACCGTGTATCTGCCGGTAGTCAGATATCTGAAACCAACACCACGGGCAATGATTAACAGGATGTGGCGATGAATGACGAACAATTCAAAGTATGCGTTGACATAATCAGGGCATGTCGCGATCTGGATTCGTTCACCAATCACGAGGCTGGGCTGCGCACAGGAAACTCGACAGAGTTCATTAAGTGGTTTACCAACAAAATGCTGTATATCGGATGTTTGCGAAAGGTTGGTACAACGAGGCATAACCGCCATGTGAGTCCGTTATTTGCTATATCGCCGGATGCTGTCACCAGGCTGTATCGTTACGTTTGTGATTCACGTGGTGAGTTAGTGCCGGGTGGTGAGCAGAGTGAGAGAAAACGAATCGAATTTTGCGGAAAGGTGGTCAGCAAAGCATACATTGAGCCGGGGTTCGGTCGGTCAGATGTTACCTGGTTCGACTCGCTAGTACAGGGAGTCAGGAGAAGAAATGGTAAAGCCCGCCGGAGCGGGCGACTGGTGTCAACGGACAACTAAAACTGAGGTTTTGGCATAACGGACGACTGCCGCAGCAGTGGAGCCGAGTAGATAGGTAGAAATACTCGGACGACGGGAGCCGATGATAATCAGGTCTGCACTAATAGCTTCGGCACGTTCAAGTATTTTGTCTTTTGGGCGACCAATTACGATATATCTGTCTGCTCTGTCCTCCGGCAAACTGAATTTCCTGATTATCTCGCCTAATTCTTTCTTTGTGGAATCTATCAGTCGCTTTTCCAGATCCGCGACAGACAAACCACTTTCAAAACCACCATATGGGAATGCTGGTATAACCGCAAGAAAATGGATACGGGCATCTTCAAGTTTAGCGAGGCTTTCAACATGAGGAGTAACCATATCAGTGAGTTCTTTTTCCCATACATCAATCGGAACAAGGATATTTTTGTACATAGTTCCTCCGATATTCATTATTCACTCAGATTAATAATAGACCAGATTGGCTAAAAAGTGAGCAAAAAACGTTCGGCAGTTATTAATCAATGATCTTCGGAAAAAACTCCACTTTGCACCTAAAGCATGGTGGGTTCGCGTAATTATTTATTACAGGGGAGGGTTTGATGAACTGCGCAATATGCGGCGAAGGACTGGCCGACGATGAAGTTTATGTTTGCGACCAGTGCGCCGGTGAATGTCCGCATCTGGAAGTAGTCGAGAAGATAAAAGGAGATGGTGAGAGTGGCAAAGCAACCGCGGCGAAAATGCCTGATATGCCGAGAATGGTTTCACCCGAAATTCAGTAACGAATGGTGGTGCTGTCCGGAGCATGGCGCTGAGTTGGCAATAAAGCGACGAAGCAGGGAAAGGGAAAAGGCTGAAGCCAAATTAAGAAAGGAGCAGCAGCAAAAAGAACGTGAAGCAAAAGATAAATTAAAAATCAGCAAGTTAGCAGTAAAACCCACCTCATATTTCCGGCAGCAAGCACAAACAGCGTTTAACCAATTCATCAGACTCAGAGACCGCGATGAACCATGCATCAGCTGTGGTGAACCTAATCCACCTGATTTACATGGTGGACAGTGGGACTGCGGTCATTTTCTGTCTGTAGGGTCACATCCTGAGCTGCGGTTTGAGGAGCGAAATGCCTATAAGCAATGTAAATCATGCAATGCGGGGGCCGGTAAATTCTCACACAAAAATAACACTGTAACGCAGAAATACGAGTTACGGCTGATTGAAAAATTTGAACAGGAGTTAGTTGACTGGTTACGCGGTCCGCATGAGATACCGCACTGGAAGCGGGAAGACTATATCCGTATACGCGATGAGTACCGTGCGAAAGTGAGGGAGTTAAAGCGTAAGACCTGAAATTACACCGATACCTGAACACTACGGTAATCAGGCGACACTGGAGACTGAGTTGAAAATAAACCGGTACACAGTCAGGACGTTTCACCGGGATACCTGGTGCGAAGCGTACATAATCTACATCGGTGTGCTTATGACCGAGTTCGAGATGAAAGGCATACAGGAGTGAGAACAATGAGAGAGAAACATTGGAGCAACACTACTCTTCAGGGCAACTATACGGGAAGCGTCATTTCTGTTTTATCGGAAGATATTAAACCTCATAGCCTGCAAAATAACGAGGTAATGTATGCGTGATATTCGCCAGGTGTTAGAACGGTGGGGGGCTTGGGTTGTTGATAATCAGGAATCAGTATATTGGTCACCAATTGCTGCCGGGTTTAAAGGGCTGATCCCTGAAAAAGTTAAGAGTCGTCAGCAATGTACTGATAATGATGCACTGGTGATATCCGGCATTATGGCAAAACTGAACATCCGCAACAGCGATATGCATGATCTGCTTTTTGATTACTATGTTTTCGGTAAGACGTTTATTCAGTTGGCCAAGAAATACGGGTGCTCAGACACTCACATAGGGAAAAAACTCCAGAAGGCAGAAGGGCTGGTGGAAGGAATGCTCATAATGGGAGATGTAAAACTGGAAATGGACGGTACATCACATCATGGAGGTATGCGGACATTTATGAACAAATTACATGATTTAAAAATTAATGCTTTACGATCGTAAAAAAGACGCTATTGTGATCAGAGTTATTTCTGTGTCGTATTGATTACAAACTGAAACCCCGTTTTTACGGGGTTTTTTATGTTGATAAACAGATAAGATAATTGGTTAAAATCAGTCGTGATTTACGTGTAGTGATACGTAACATCCGAGGGATAAAATAATAAAGTTTGCTATTTGTGATCATGTGTGGCTTAATGGGGTCACTGGTTTGGAAGTACAGGCCTATTTATGCTAGTCAGTTTAAAGTCGTTCACCATTTAGCGTTATCCCCGATACCACTTCATTGCGAATTCCTTCTAATTAATTCCCATAAGTAAAAATAAAAAACAAACCTCATATGCCTTATGGCAATCAAAAAATTAAAGGAAATTCTATGTCTAATACAATGACTGGTTCAGTAAAATGGTTTAACGAATCGAAAGGTTTTGGCTTCATCTCTCCGGCAGATGGTAGCAAAGATGTGTTTGTTCACTTCTCTGCGATTCAGAGTGACAGCTTCAAAACATTATTTGAAGGTCAGAATGTTACCTTCAATATTGAAGACGGGGCAAAAGGTCCGTCTGCATCAAATGTGGTGGGTCTCTAAGGCGCACCAATGATAATAGCACTGTTTTTTCAGTGCCCCTGTTGCAGTGGAACACAATACCGGACTTCGCACTTTGATGTTTCTGCATCAAATCCGCATGGTGCAAAATGCATTTTTTGTAAAACGGTGATGCTGTTGTCCAGGCAATAGGAAAACTAAATTCCAAGGCCTGATAATATTATCAGGCCTTTTTATTATGCAGTAATTATTCCTTATCAGGAAAAAATGTATTCTCTGAATAAATTTTCTATCAGGCTTCTTCACCCAAGGTACATTTTAACCTGGATTGGTATCCTGTTGCTTTTCTGTTTGGTTCAGATGCCTTATCCATGGCTTGTGTTTTTAGGCGATAAGTTAGGTCGTTTTTCTGGTTTGTTCCTGAAAAGGCGGGTATCCATAATTAAAAAAATTTAGAATTATGTTTTCCTGACAGAAATAAAATCCAGATAGAGAGTATGGTTGCAAGCAACCTGTCATCTTTAGGGATTGCATTATTTGAAACCGGTATTGCCTGGTTCTGGAATGACAAAAAAATTAATGAAATATTTAGAGTAACGGGTTGTGATAACTTTAATGATGTATATGACAAAAATAATGGTGTTTTAATTATTGGTATTCATTCCATGTCGCTGGAACTTGGGGGCAGAGTTATGGGGCTGTGTTTTCCTGTAAATGCTATGTATCGTCCCCACAACAATAAAGCAATGGAGTATATACAAACAAGATGCCGAAGCCGTTCCGGAAGCGGGATGATCGACCGTAAGAATCTGAAGTTTATGGTATCGGAACTAAAACGCGGGCAGGCTATTTGGTTTGCTCCGGATCAGGACTTTGGAACTAAAGGTACTATCTTCGCCCCTTTTTTTTCGGTAGCTAATGCTTCTACATCAAAAGGAGTGGCAGCTATAGCCAAATTATCGAAGTCGCCGATACTTACTGCAACGATGATAAGAAATAATGAAAGTGGTAAGAGGCCTTATGAATTAATAATTGGTAAAGAAATTGCTGATTTTCCGTGTGGAGATGACCTGGCAGATGCTGAGAAACTAAATCAGATTATTGAGGCAGAAATCATGCATGCTCCGGACCAATACTTGTGGGCACACAGAAGGTTTAAGACCAGACCTCCGGGAGAAAATTCGCTGTACAAATAAGTTACAAAGATTGTCATTGAATGATCTCTGTATCACATTGCTTATAAACAAAAACTTCGTATTGCGGGTTTTTATACTCATGTTGATGAAGTTGATTATTTATTGTAATCACGTGTAAGTAAGACAGTTAAAGAAATAGAATGTGGTAAACTGTATAAACACATTTCATATCAGCTGACGTTTAGCAAGTTCCGTACCTTCGGTTCTTTATTTTTGTATTCTATAAAAAATAGATGTGATATTGAAGAGGGAAACCTCAGGAGCCATCATGTCAGGGTTGAGCCAATCAAAGTTAATAAGTCGGTTGCTTCAGTGGATCAGCAGTGCGGCACTGTTACTTTTGGCAATTATATTGATTGTTTTTTTGATAAAAGAAACAATTATCCTTGCTGCTTTGTTATTTAAAAAAAATGACCCGGTGTCGCTGTATTCATTAGTTGATGGGATAATTATATATTTTTTATATTTTGAATTTATTGCATTAATAATCAAGTACTTTCAATCAAACTATCATTTTCCGCTGCATTATTTTTTATATATAGCAATAACAGCGGTTATCAGGCTGGTAGTAGTCGAACATAAACAACCATCATTATTAATCGTATATTCAATTACAATTCTGATATTAGTATTTGCTCTTTATGTAGCTAATACTGAAAAACCAATTCTTAAAAGAAAAAAGGTAAACTGCGAAGCTGAGTAATATCAGGTAAATAAAAAATCCGTGCCAAGACGATGTGGTATAGTAGTGTTGTCAATACCGTGCCGTTGGCTCAGTCTGGGAGCTGACTTTACAACCGTAAGGTTATCTTCTTTACCGGTGAATCAGAGAAATGAGCGGCACTCACGGGACTATGTTCCAGAGGAGTATCTATGTTTAACCCGTTTCAATTTGATACAGTGTTCCGTTTATTTCAATGGTTATCAGTTTCTGCTTTGCTGGTGTTAGCCATTGTGTTGATGGTTGTTTACTTTGCATAAATCACATTTGAAGTATGTGTAAAACTATCCACAGATTACTTGTGTTATGTAAATGTCAGGAATAAATTGATACAAAACATCACCATCCATAAAACGGCCATTATATTTTAAATTAAAATTTGATTATCTTGTTTTTGGGGGTCGTATTGATTTTATCTGCTATACTTAAAGAGTAAAAGATGAAGACGGGGAGACTAGGTGCTCCACCAGAGTCTTTTCAGCCTCATCAGTTATGATGGGGCTTTTTATTATGTAAATACGTGTAAAGTCGACATCTCTGTTTTTATTTTGTGCCAATATTATTTCTTAACAGAGGGAAATTATTGTGCCTAATATGAAAACAGAAGTAATTGTTGTTCGCCTGACCAAAAAAGAGAGAGCGCTCATGGATGCGGTAAAAACTAAACCACTGCTTTCAGATTGGATGAGAGAATTAGCGCTTGCTGAATTGAATAAACAAGAGGACTGTAATGCATAATATTCTGTTTTTTTTGTTTAAAAAAAGATGTACCAGATCCATGGTGTGGCAGGATCAGTTGTCTGGCTGGATTCTTATGACAGGGAATCAGTAGATTTTTTAATTTTTAAAATCCCTGTTAATATGTTATTCCTGTTTTTATAAGTATAAAGAATAACAGGCGGGGTATATGGATTATTATTTAACGTTGACTGAGAGTGATAGTAGTTTTGTTTTACATAAAATTACATGTCAAAAGTTACAGCAGGCTAAAAGTACAGCGTATGTCGGATATTTCTGGGGAGAGCATGCAGCTATTCAACAGGCTGTTGTTATAGCAAAAGGGCCTGTTGTTTTATGTTCGCTATGCCTGAGTCAGGATGATAAAAAACCATAATGATAGCTCACATATTCAATTCTGTTGAATCACCGGATAGAGCATTAGTTGTGTACAAAAAAACCGCAAACAGCAACCGGGGAAAGAATAAGTATATACCAACAACATAACTAAGATGTATTGTTTACAATTGTAGTGCGTCATTTAGATTAAGAAAGGTTGTATAATATTTATTTAAATTCCAAAGGTCGCCTTTTGCGGCCTTTTTCGTTTATATTGCCACAGCATCAATTACCTTATTATCACTTAACATAAGAGCTGTACGCGGTTTTTTATTCATGGCAATAATAAGAGCACAGGAATACGACAGGCTCATTACCTAATCCGTATTCGGTCACAGTGCTCTTCTTATTGATTTCCCGCCTCTGGAGGGATTCCGAATAATGCCGCAGCCACCTCACTTTAACCTGTTTAAATCATATAACCCGGTTGCGGGATTTCCCTATCACTCAACATACGGAACACTCCGCAAGGGGTGGATATGCGCATGTCCGACAAATATTCCAGCCCTACAGCATACGCCTGGGGGCTTATAACCTCTGCCTTTGGCATTTTATCTCTGGATCAGTGGGCTATTGTTGCCGGGATCATCTGTACCGTCGGTACGTTCCTGGTTAACTGGTATTACAAACGGAAGGAATTTCAGCTGAAAGCCGGAGAACATCATGAATAACCGATTATTTAAAAAAGTCATGGCCGCTTGTGCCGTCGGGGCGATTGCCGGTGCACTGGTGCTGATCCCCGCGTATGAGGGTGTTAAGTACAAACCTTACCGTGATGTGGCCGGGGTGCTCACCGTATGTTACGGCCATACCGGTAGTGATATTCAGCCCGGCAAGCTGTACACGGACGCTGAATGTAAGGCGCTACTGCATGACGATCTGACAAAAGTCCGGCGTGCGGTTGACCCGATGATAAAAGTGCCGATTGATGATAACACCCGTGCGGCCATCTATTCCTTCGTTTACAACGTAGGGCCTGGTGCGTTCTCGCGCTCCACTATGCTGCGTAAACTCAACGCCGGTGATATCGCCGGTGCGTGTGACGAAATGAAGCGCTGGACATTTTCCGGTGGTAAGCGGTGGCAGGGTCTGATTAACCGGCGCGAGACGGAGAAAGCGATATGTCACGGAACCCCATAATGCTGATCATCATCGCGATCATTCTTCTGACGGCCTGCCTGCTGGCGGGCTGTTATCTGTATTCACTCGATACTCACTGTAAGCCACTGCCGGGTAACCCGCTGGACGGTGTGATCCATTATGAGTGTGAAGCGCCATGAAAAAGGCAATCACGATATTACTTAACGGGTGGGTGTGGGCTGTTGTGTTTTTCGGTCTGTGGATATTCAGCATGCTGTCAGCCGAACAAACGGAAAGCCAACATAAAGATAAGGTTATCACTGACCAGCAAAAAGTGATTGATAACGCCCACACCAGCATCGATATTTTCGAACGCGTGGCAACCGCAAACGCCAACCGGAATGTTCAGGCGGAAGCCAAATCACAGGAGAAGCAGATTGAATACCGTACCATTATCCGGAAAGAGGCTACCTGCAATTTGTATATCCCTCAGCCTGTTTCTGACGGGTTGCTCAGCCACGTCTACTCCATCCGTGAATCAGCAATGCGTTCCGCTCCCGGCATCACTGACACAACCGGTACTGGCACCGCTGCCACCCGCCGACTGACATACTGCCAGGTGGTTGAGTGGATAGAGCCGCTGCTGATGGCACTGGATAAGGCGAACGGGCAGTTAATGGATATCCGGAAAGCGGATACTGAGAGAAACAGACGAAAGTAATAACCCATCACAAAGCCTGCTCACTGAGTGGGCTTTTTAATTGGTTAAGGAGAAAGCACCATGAAACCGGATTGGGGGGTGTTACAGCAACAGTTCCTCGCCGAGCATTCAGTAACGGGAATATCCCCGAAAGAATGGTGTGAGATACAGGGACTGAATTACGCAACAGCGCGTAGGTACATCAAAAAGCCAACTGTGCAGAGTGTGCAAAAAACTGCGCAAAAGAAAGTGCGCACTGCGCAGAAAAAAGAATGCGCAAATGAACCGGTGCGCAATAGTGATATACCGGATGCGCAGAGTAACAAACCTGACAATGCGCAGAATGATGAAAGTGAGTTCAGCCTGCGCAATTACGGGCTCAACGATATGCAGGCACGTTTCGTCACTGAGTATCTTATCGACCTGAACAGAACAGCGGCATATAAACGGGCTGGCTATAAAGGCGAAGGGAATACAGCTTATGTGAATGCAAGCCGACTGCTAAGAAATGCTAAGGTTTCCAAAGCTATTACAGAAGCCCTCGCAGCGCGGGGACGCCGGACTGAAATCACCCAGGACGCAGTATTAAAAATGTGGTGGGACATTGCCACGGCAGACCCGACAGAGCTGACGGAATACCGCCGGTTATGTTGCCGCTACTGCTGGGGCTTTGGTTTTAACTATCAGTGGCGTGACTCAATAGAGTTTGAGGACGCTGTCAGTGAAGCGGTCGCAAAGAAGCAGAAGGAACCGAACGACAGGGGCGGTTATGGTTACGACAGTACGCTTGACCCGAATCCTGATTGCCCCCGCTGCAATGGTGCCGGTATTGGTCGTCCTCATTTCCACGATACACGGGATTTAAGGGGCGCAAGCCGCCGGTTATTTGCCGGGATAAAGGAGGGCAAGTTCGGTATTGAGATTATCACCCGTAATCAGGATGACGCACTGAAAATGGTTGCGCAGCATTTGGGGATGCTGAAAAACCGGACTGAGGTCACCGGTGCAGATGGTGGCCCGATACAATCAACGGGATTTGACCTCAGTGGGTTGACGACAGAACAGCTTTTGCAGTTACGTGAAAAAGCGGGGAAATAGCCTCTCTTTAATATAATGGTTGTTACCCGAACAAGCGGTGTGGCACCAATATTATAATGTCACTTTTTGCGGCATAAAGGAGTAAACCTTTTGCCGCGATAAGGACATTCAAAATGTTGGTGACTATGTCGGATAAAGAATTAAATCGGATTAATGTTATTCAGGCAGTTTGTTAAAGTAGAGCTAATTCACTAAATTTCTTTTAGATTTGATACAGGGAGCCAGCCTTGCTCTCCTGTATCCAATTTTTTGCACCAAACCCAACCATTGGTTTCTTTGTATCCAATGACATGTTCCTGTGTCTCCACATTCAGTTCCAATGCACTATAATTTTCTTTAGCAATTCCTGTAGTTTCGCTAATTAATTCAATTATCTGCTTAGGAACCCAACCACTTAAACCGTTAAACGAGCAAAGATACCAATTATCCCAGCCCTCATCTCCTACGTATTTTTCGCCTACAGTCAGCGAGTCACCGGCAGAGAAATGAATGGGATTAGGGTACTCAGAAATATGTCTCTTAATCACAATTAACTTTTTTTTCATTACGTTACCAATAATAGTTTTTACCTTTGACTATCATACTGGAAAATTACAGAAAATTCCGTTAAAGAATAAAAGTGACATTTATTTTGGAGAATTAGATGACATTTTAAAATTGGAGTGACAAGCAAAATCAGGTTCACGCCAAAAACGTACTGAACCCGTCAAAAGCAATACTCATCCCAGGGCAATATGTCCGTTTATTTTGTTGCTCATTTGTTATCAAAAAAACGGAAGCGGCTTCGGAGTGATTCGACGCTGAAAGGCTCGTTTTTTCATTTTAGGTGATGTGATGGATATCAATGTCGATCTGTTTGATCAAGAAGTTCGCAGAGAGATAGCGCGGCGCAGCCTGCATGAATTCATCCGGTACATTAACCCTGAATACATCACCAGTCACTTTTCGGAAACGGTTTGTGCATCACTGGATAACTTTCTGATTGAGATGATGGCCGGTAAGCGGCCGATTCTGATTCTCGGCGCACCGCCGCAGCATGGTAAATCCGATATTGTATCGCGGTATCTTCCGGCGTATTTCTTCGGTAAGTATCCGGATAAACGTGTAGGCGCATTGTCCTATTCGTCAGATCTGGCCGGTGACATGAACACTGATGTTCAGCGCATCATGTCGTCAGATGAGTACCGGAAGCTGTTTCCTCAAAGCTGGTTAGGTAATAAACCGACTGACGGTGTGGCGGTTAAGCGTAATACCGAAGAATTCGGGATTGCCAATCACAGGGGAACATACGTCTGTGCCGGTGTTGGCGGCCCGCTGACAGGTAAAAAAGTTGATCTCGGGATTATTGATGACCCGATAAAAAACTCAAAGGAAGCGCTCAGTCCCACGGTTAAAAAGTCAATTTGGAACTGGTACGCATCAACGTTTAAAACCCGCCTGTCCCGGAACAGCGGCGAGATCATCATGGCGACCCGCTGGGCAACAGATGACCTTTCCGGCCGGGTAAAAGAGAAAACACCAAAAGCCAGAGTACTGGCATTTCCGGCCATCAACGAACAGGGTGAAGCGCTTGTCCCTGAGTTGCATCCACTGGACCAACTGCTCGAAACAAAAGCCATTCTCGGTGATTACTTCTGGTCTGCCATGTACCAGCAGACACCAAAACCGGGAGACGGGCAGATATTCCACGAAGAATTCGCCCGGTACTACCTGCCGAAAGATCTGCCGGACACCTTTGATGAAGTCATTCACAGCTGGGATATGACGTTTAAGGACAGTGACGGCACGGACTATGTTGTCGGTCAGGTATGGGGCAAGAAGGGCGCAAATGCCTATCTGCTGTATCAGATCCGCAAACGCATGAGTTTTACCGAAACCCTGAAAGCCGTGAAATTACTGGTTGATAAATACCCGCAGGCGCGGCGCAAGCTGGTGGAGGATAAAGCCAACGGACCGGCGGTCATAGATACGCTTAAAACCACTGTATCAGGATTGGTGCCCATAGAGCCGGACGGCAGTAAAATCGCCCGTGCTCACGCCTGCACCGCTGAATGGGAAGCCGGGAACGTCTGGCTGCCCCATAAAGATATTGCACCGTGGGTCACCGAAACGGTGGAAGAAATCACAACATTCCCGTTTGCCGGGCACGATGACACCGTGGATGCCATGACACAGGCACTGCGGTATCTGTTCCAGAAGAAAGGCGGCGGATTCTTTTCACGCAAGAGGACATAACATGTGGCCGTTCAGAAAGCGGAAAACAGCAGAGGTTGCCGCACCTAAGCGGTCAGCATTCTCAACGCATTTATATTCAGCACTGGCCGCCGAAACAGGGTTTCAGGGGCTGCATTTGCCACAGCCGGTTATGCGGGGCGTGGCGATGGACAGTATTGATGGCACGGTTCCGGCATTTAAGGGCGGCCAGGTTTACGGTGTGCCGGAGGCGCAGGCTGCCTGGTATGCTTCCCAGATGTTCATCGGTTACAACATGTGCGCGGTTATTGCCAAACACTGGCTGGTGGACAAAGCCTGTAACATGCCTGCGCGTGATGCGATCCGTCAGGGGTATGACCTGGACTGTGACGGCGGGGACAATCACGACATCAGCAAAACGTTACGGAAGAAGGATAAAAAATACCGTATCCGGCACCATATGAAAGAGCTGATCCACTTCGGTCGCGTGTACGGCGGCAGACTGGCACTATTTCTGGTTGAGACATCTAACCCGCAGGAATGGTATGAAAATCCGTTTAACCCTGATGGCGTGACAAAAGGCATGTACAAAGGGATTAAGCAGATAGATCCGCAATGGGTCACACCCGATTTAACGGATGCCAATTTACAGGATCCGGCCAGCCCTGATTTTTATGAACCGACGTACTGGGTTATCGGCGGCCGCCGGTACCACAAATCGCATTTCGTGAAGTTCGTGCCGTTCCCTGTGCCGGACATTCTCAAACCCACCTATAACTATTTCGGCGTATCCGTTCCCGAACGGGTGTATGAGCGTGTTTATGCCTCTGAGCGTACTGCCAACGAAGCACCGCAGCTGGCGATGACAAAACGCCTGCTGACCATCGGTATGGCTGATGTTGAGGGCATGGATACAAAGACTATCCACGAAAATATGCTCGATTTTATGGATATGCGGGACAACTACGGCGTTCAGACGGTCGGGGTGAATGATACTGTTCAGCAGTTTGATACCTCGCTGGCGGATCTGGATGCCACGATTATGACGCAGTATCAGCTTGTTGCCGCTGCCGCAAACGTTCCTGCAACAAAACTGCTCGGGACAACCCCGAAAGGGTTTAACTCCACCGGGGAATACGAGGAAGCCAACTACCGAGAAGAACTGGAAAGTATTCAGGCC